TGCTGTAGCTGCTGTTACTTGCAATACTTCGTTTTCCATCATTACAATGGGTTCTGTTATTAATTGTTCTGTTGCATTAGCATCAATAGATTTTACATTATATAAGCTAAAAGAATCTGCACTTGCTGGATCTCCAGCAAATAATTTTACTGTAATTGTATCTGCATTTCCACTATCTTCTGATACATACATAGATTTTAAAATAGATCTAGAATTTGATGGACAAGTATACAATGTAGTAACTGTATTAGTTGTTAAATCTAATTTTGCGTTTTTATATATGTTAGCCATTAAACCACGCAAACCTTTCTTGATCTTGTTTTTGTTCGTTTAAAAATGTAGAATTTAATTGTTCTACAATCAAAGCAATTGCTCTGTTAATTTGTTTTTGGTTAGAAAAGTCATACTCTTCTTTTGGTTCTGGTAATCTTACTACTACTTTAGCCATTATTCTGTATCACCTGGACTAAATGGATCATTATAATTATTGGTAGATCTGTCAAAACCTCCTGAATAACTTTTAGCTCCTGGATCATCTCTATATCTTTGATTAGCTTCGGCTTCTATACGATTATCAATTTGTTCTTGACGTTGTTGTGCTTGTCTTATTCTATTTTCTTCTGAAACTCTTAATGCTTCTGCTTCTCTTGCTTTTTCTTCTCTTATTTTTTCTAATCGTTCTCTTAGAACTTCTGAAACTGGTTTTGTTCTTTTACCTGTTGCAATATCATTAGCTTGTTTAGCTAAAGTTTTTCTAATAGTATCCATTCTTCTGTCATAAGCATTTTGTAAACCATATGTAGGCTCTTCTCCATATCTACCACCTGTTAGTGTATATAAACCACCACCTGATACAGGGTTATAACCTTTCATCAAACCAGATGCTATAGAACCAGAACTAGTTAAATTACTACCATCTTTACCACCATAATAATTTCTCATAAAAATTGATTCTGGTCTTTGTTCAGGTAAAATTCCTGATGCTAGATTGCCTATAACTCCACCTTTTTTTATAAAGTCTAAAAATTTACTACCACCATCTTTTATGTTTTGTAAGATACCTGTTTTTTCTGGTACTTCAAAATTACTTCTTTTAGAAAAAGCACCCATATCAATCATTTGTTTTAAATCTTCATCAGTATAACTATTAAAATTTGGATTAGTTCTTCTCATTAAATTAATTTCATCAATGTAATCTTGATCTGTACGTTTATAATTTTTATACTGATCAAATTTAGAAGCAAGATCTGAATCAATACCAGTAATTCCTGTACTATCTATTGAATCAAGTGGTTTGACATAACCAATTGCACCATCTTGACTTTGTAATAATTCAGTTATACCTCCACCTTCACCATTTCCAACACTAGCCATACTATATTCTTTAAGATCAGGAGAAACACCATCACCTATTTTTTCAATAGGTTGATTATCATTCATGTTTGTATAATACTCATTATAGTCATCTAATAAAAATTCACCTGGAACACCAAATTGTTTTCTAAGATCTATAAGCCTTTGATTAGGTATTAATTCAGGTATCATTGGATCACCTATGTCTGGATATCTAACTGCCATTATCTACGTCCGTCTGGTTGTATGTCAATTCGTAATGTGCCAAAACGCCAAGACTCACTAACATCAGTGTTTTCTATCTTAATGTTAACAAATCTTCCTCTGGCTCTAGTGTCCTTTTTATCAGTGCTAGAGTCGATTGTAAAGGGACTTAAAGTTGTTGTTGTATCTGTTTGTTGAGGATATCTTTTAACAGCTAATGTTACTTTAGCATTTCCTTGTAAATTTTTAAAGTCCGGTACAAATCTTCTCATAGCTAAAAATACGTCTCCTGAAATACCTTCTGTTCCTTGTTGTCTTGATTGTATATCAAAGTCATATGATTTTACAAATGATGTAACTGTCGTTGTACTTCCGTCTTGATTAACTTGATCTGTGCCTACTTCATGTTCAAAAAATTGAGTTTGACCCAAACCATCTTGACCTACAATTACAGGAAAAGTACCATCCAATGTTGAATTATATTTAGTTGCAAAAGGTTTTTGATATACACTTGCATCAATCCAAGAAGTTCTTGCTTCTGTTCCAATATACCAAACACCACCTTGCATAGGTTGCCCATAATTAAATACTACATATTGATCATTATATTCAGAATTAGTTGAAGGGTAGTACCAAACAACTTCTGTAAATTGATTATTTAAACCAGCACATATTTGTTGACCTTTAGTAGTGTCTGCTTGATCATAAACATAGTCTTCAACACTACAAGGTAATGATTTAACAGTACCATCAAACATAAAGAAACCGTTTGTACTCATCCAAAAAGCTACACCATCTATTTCAACAGCTGCATTTTTACCAATCAATCCACAGTTTGTACCAACTTGTTCAAATCCAAATGTAAAAGGTGCACCGATAAATTTCATAGTATACAAAGCATTATCTGTCCAAACTAAAATTGTTTCTTTTGCTTTTAATGAACCCATAATTCGTGTCCCATCTTGAAGTCTTTGTGATCCGGCTGAGTTAATAGCAGTTGGAGTGTAATCATTTATATTTTCTTGATCAGAAAATCTTATAAACATATCATCTTGAGAAGATGTATCTCCAATAACAGTTTCAGTTCCTAAATGAATTAAGTGACGTGTTGTAGGTGAAACTAATGTGACTCTTGTTGCAGTTGGGTTAGCTGATGTAGAAAAACCCGAAGTACCTGTAGATGCTCTAACTGTTAAGGGTGATGCTGCTCCGGCATTCCATGTAAATGTTTTACCATTTGCAATAGTTGCAACTAATACTTGACCAAAATTACTCAAGCTCCAGAGGCCTGGTTCTAGAGTTACGTTAGATGCTTGAACAGCACTTCCAAAACCTGTAAAATTTGATGCATCTGTAACCGTTGCACCATTTGAATGAGCTTGCCCGTTAGATGTACCAAAAGTTGCAGTTCCAAAAGCACCTCTAGTAATACCTGTTAAAGTATTTGTACCTTTTCCAGTATAGCTAATTAATTCATTACCAACTGCTATAGTTCCAGCGGTTGGAAAACCTGAATTAGATGTAACATTAATAACAGTTCCTGATCCACCAGTACCATTAGTATCTGCCAATAAAGCTCCATTCAAAGTAGTTATTTGTGCTCCTGATACTGTTCCACCATATTGACCAATACCAAAACCATAACCATACGATTGTGCAGCAGGACCAACTTTTTCATAAGGTATAACAGAAAGACTACCTCCTGTTGATACGGTTCCTGTTGCATTTGAACTTTGTGTAATTGTAAAAACTGTAGGGGTTGTAACTGAAGTTACTTGAAATAATTTATCTTCAAAATCAGATGCACTAAAACCTGTACCGCCTGGTAATGTAACACTGTCTAGTAAAACAATATCGCCTGGTTCTAGATTATGAGATGAACCAGTTGTAATTGTACAGACTGCGGAACTATCTACTGTTGCTATTGTTGATGAAGACAATGGTGTTTTTATGGGTGTGATGTCAAATATTTGACCTTCAAAATATAAAAGTAAAAATTTATCTGTTCCTATTGCAACATAACGGTTACCTTCTAAATCTACAAAAGCAAACTCACGTCTTGCAACACCTACAATAGATTCTGTAATTAAAGAAGACCAACCACCTACTTTTTCAGGTAAGCCATATCTAAATCTAACATTATTACAATCAACCCATCTGTTTTCTGCTCCAGATTCGGTATCCTGTTTATCAATTCCAGGTAGTACTTTAAAATCAATAAGGGCCATGGTCCGTGCTCCTTACGCCGTGTTAGTTTTATACGCCCAACCTCTTGTAGAATCCACGTACACTAATGAAATAGCTTGACCTGCTGTGCTTAAAGTTAAGTTAGATGTACCTGAATTAATGGGTTGACTATTTCTATTTATAATCAAGTTGTTGTTATTAAAAGTTCCTCTAGCATCAATAAATGTAACTTCAGAACCTGTTGGAGGAGATGCCGGTAAAGTTACGGTAATTGGGTTAGCTGTTGTATTTGCTAAAATTTGATCACCATCAACAGCAGTATAAGCAGTAATTGCTGAAGAGTCTAAAGTTACATAGCCCTTTTGTCTAAGACCAAGACTAACATTTGTACCATCTGAATAAACTAATGATGTTGATCCAATAGGTAATAGAACCCCGGACCCTGAAACCGTTTTAACAGTTATTGTATAAAAAGTAGAAGAAGCACCTCTAGTTGTTGCATCTTCAAATACAATGACTCTTTCCGCACCATCAGGTATTGTCACACTTCTATTTGCACCAAGTGTACCTGTTAGTTTTATGTATAAATTTTTACCTGTAGATGTTGCACCATTGTCAAGTGCTAAAGCTAAATCACCACTTGCAAGTTGAGCTGATGATAAATAACCTGTAGATAATTGTTCTAATATTTGTAGGTTTGTATTAGTAATCGTACCCCATAGACCAGCTTTTTCACCGGTAGTGACTAGTTCTAATTTTGAGTTTGTTGAGTAAGATGATGCCATAATTTATTAATAAGGGTCTATTGGTGTCCAAGTCATGTTCACCCCTGGAATAATGTCATTCCAAGTAATAATACCCGCTTCTCCTGTGTTTACTGTTACTTGTGACCCAGTTGGATTTACAAGTGCTGTTCCTGTTACTGTAACACTTCCTGTTGATAAGGTCAATGAATTTCCAGTAACCGCTGCTGTTACATCTATTATTATTGTAGAATTTCCTACCCCAAGAGTTACTTGTGATCCTGTTGGATTGACTAGTGCTGTTCCTGTAACAGTTACTGTGCCTGCTCCAAGACTTACTTGAGAACCACTAGGACTAGCTGTTACATCAGTACTAATTAAAGGAGTTCCAATTCCTATACTTAATGCATTACCTGTTACATTTATAAGGACATTAGGGTTAAAAAACGATGTCGATATTGGAGCACCGGATAAGGAAGTTAGTCCGAGCATGACCTACGCTCCTGGTTTAGTTGGCCATGTGACTGAATTAACGTCTTCGACTGTAGTTAAACCGTTTGTAATATCTCTTAAAGATTGTCTGTAAGTTCTCATGTCATCAGATAAAGTTTGATCTGATAAAGCAAGATGATCTGTGTCTTTTAATAAATTATCTCTTTTACTTCTTAAATCTTCCATAGCTGTATCAAATTCTACTGCTGTGAATTGTGCTTCTATGTCAGCTTTAGGAATAGGTGTTGTGCCATTTAACCAAGAGATTTGATTAACATTATTTTCTCTTATAACAAATTCTGCGTTTGGATTTATTTTAAATATTGCATCTGTAACATCTATAGTCATAATTTTATCCTGCTATTTCCATTAAAGTTAATGAACTAATTTTATTATCACCACCTAATTCAGCTTTCATACCATTTGCTGATGTACAAGCATATTGAAACTTATAAGTTACTGCACTTGTAGTGCTAGGTGAATGAATTTTTGTAAATGATCTATAAGCTGGGTCTAAAGTATTTTTTGTTGTTCCATTATAATAATATTTACCCATCCAATTTTGATCTAAAAAAGCACTATATGAACCACTTCCAATTTTTGCATCACAATGTAAATTATATCTATTTTCTTGTTGAGTATTACTGCCATTTTGAGCATTGTAAATACAAATAGAACCTATTACTAAAATAGTTGAGCTTGTTGCACTTGGAGTAATTGCTGTTTCCCAAGTTACACCACTTGAAACTTCTACATCTGAATAAGATGCTGATGTAGTGCTTTGTAACATACTAGTAGATCCATTTATAATTTGCAAAACCTTACCCGTAGCAATAGCTGCTGGTAAAGCAGTTACTGCACCCAAAGATGCGTTAGCAATATTACCTTGTGGTATAGTGCCTGTTATTGCATTTGCTCCGCCTAGTCTAGTTATTGCCATAATTTATCCTATTCAATAATTCTATATGCTCCAAATACTCCATAACCAGAAGCATTTTCTGTTTGTCCATTTTGATCTAAAAAACCATAAATTTCTAAATAATCACTAGTTCCATTCATATCAACTGCATAATTAATTACTGCATTTGTATCTGCGTTTTGAAAATAATTTCCAGTTAATCTTAACTGTGATCTTGCTATGTTTGATCCATTTTTATAAATTTTAATTTGGTGTCTTGCATAAGCAGTATCAGCATTAAAAGCAATATTAGCATATACAAAATATTTTCCAGCTGTCGTTGGAGTAAATCTATAATTTGTTGAATTATCATAACAATTATCTGTATCAAAAATTTCTGTTGCATAAGCTATTTTACTATCTCCACCAGCAGTAAATCCTGTGTTTGCTTGTGTTGCTGCAAAAGCTGGAGTATTAGTTCCACCAACAGCAGCACCATTATTCTGTAATGTCCCTATAATATTTGTAGTGTCACCAGATGCACCGATAGTAATAGTATCAGAACTCTCGTTGATAATGTTATTGCCTGATGTATCTTGTATCGTGTCTACTTTTAAAATTGCTGTCATTATGCTCCTATAATCCTATATCCGTAAAAAACATTTCCATATGCATAGTTAAGATCTAAAGATTTT